CGTTACGGTATTTTTACATCGTGTAATTTGGTGTTCAGCTTATACCAACCGTCCAACTCTAAAATAAATGTTATGTCGCCGGTTTTGGCACTTACCTGCGTTATAATGTCCGTTACGTCCATTGTCTGCATTTTGCCGCCCTTCTCAAATTGGATCTTGTCGCCTATCTCATAAGGGCATTTTGCTTTAAATTTAATTGCCTGCATCTTTGCCCTCCAAATACTCCGATACGAATTTTTTATAATCCTGCGCGGCTCCGCATCTTACCGAATACTCTACAAGCGGCATTTTTGCAAATGTGCTTTCGCTTACTTTCTTTTCCGTCCTGCGGATCCATTGATTAAATACCGGTACATTATGCGCCTTTAACCACTCTATGCCCTGATTGTTTACATCGTTATTCTGATACTGCGTGATGATGCACCCGGCAAAATGCAAATTCTCGTTGAAATCTTCCTGCACCTGTGCGATCTGCTCTAAAAGAATGTCTAAACCGTCAAATGAATATTGATCCATGAATACCGGCACTATTACATCGTTTGACGTTACAAGGGCGTTAATGATGCTCATGTTAATATCGGGTGCGTTATCTATGATGCAATAATCGTATGCCTCTGTAAGTGGTAAATAGTCGAATTTCGCCCAACCGTGATCTAAAACCTTGCTGTTACTCAATGCCTTTTTAAATCTCGTCTGCTGCTGCCTGCCGGTATCTACAATAGTTCGCAGGTTTGCCTCTAATAAATCCATATTCGCGGTTATAATGTCGATGTTTTCGTAATCTGTTTTTTTGATTATTTCCGATACATCAATATTTCTTTCTAACATCATGCGCGCAACGGTGTTTTTGTCCTCTGTGTCGTACTTCTTAAACGCCTTTGATGTGTTCCCCTGCTTGTCATTGTCGATAATTAAAACTTTCTTGTTATGTACTGCTGCCAACGTGTACGCCATGTTTACGGCTGTCGTGGTCTTTGCTACGCCACCTTTTAGGCTGATGATTGAAATTGTTTGCATTTGCTGTTCCTCCTTATTCGTGCATTTTTAGCATTTCTGCAATCTGTTTTTTCTGTCCTTCCATTGCAATATTAAAAGTATCTTCTGTTGCTTTAACGAAACCTTCTATAAATTGCATATCTTCTTTTTCTATAACCGGCGTTCCGCACTCGCAATTTGCAAATGCAGCGTGAAAAATTTTACTTATCAATACTGGCAATTCATAGTAGATCATGTATTGCGCATCGTAAAAATTACTATCGCGTTTTTCTATCGCTGTTAATTGTTTTTCCATTCTGCCTCCTAGTTAAACGGTAATTCCTCGCCGTCCGGCATCTGCATAAAGTCATCGCCCGCCGGTTCGTTTCCTGCTGCCCGCTTGCTTTCTGTAAACTCTTGTTCCTCTACGATAAATTCCGTAACATAAACTTTTTTACCCTCGTTGTTTGTGTACGTCCTTGTTTGACAACGCGCGGTTACTAATAACTTGGTGCCTTTCTTAAAATACTTTTCTGCAAATTCGGCGGCTGTGCCGTATGCTACAAAATTTATAAAATCCGCTGAAGGCTCGCCCTCTCTTTTATATCTTCTGTCAACCGCCAATGTGTAATTTACAACCGCAACCGGCTTTTCGCTCTGCGTGTAGCGTATTTCCGGATCCCGCGTTAAACGCCCCATGAAAATACATTTATTCATGCTGTGCCTCCTCTGTAATATTTAATTATCGCGTCTGCATCGGCGCAACTATCTACCGCCTCTAATGCTATTTCAGACGGTACGCCTGCAGCTAATACCGTTTTTAACTTTTCAAGCTGATATAAATAGCCGTCAAATGAATATGCGTGTTTCTCGGCTGCGTATATGTCGGCTGCTGCCTCTGCTGTTTCTAAACCTGCTAAATATGCAATGTTATTTAATAGCTCGCCCTCTCTTTCCCGCTGCTTTATTGCCTGCTGCCGGAGGGCGTTTACTAATTCAGTTAATGCCATGTGCGCCTCCTATAAATACGATTTACCGTAACGCTTTCTAAATTCTTCCCGCGTTCCGATCTTACTTTCATATATTGCCTGCCCTAACATCTTAGATAACTTTTCAGCCATGATATTTTCATGTATGCGCTCAATCTGTTTACCCATGTTATGACATTTATTGCAAGCCGGAACTTTTAAACCGTCCTGCTCTGCCAACTCTCTAATGCCGTTACCAAATAATAAATGATGCTCACATTCTGCCGGTTTTCCACAAAAGAAACATATACCGGCATAATCTGTTACAATGCTTTTTGTTTTACTCATTTTCTGCCTTTCTGTATATCCTCGGAAACGCAATATAGTAAACCTTGTATGTGAATATCCAATAGTACCCGGCTTTTATGAACCGCCAATAATTAAGCATGATATAAAGCCGCCCTAATATTGGATTTTTCATATACTCTATTTCTATTTCCGGTCTGATAATGTAAAATTTCTTTGGTTTCATTTTCCTCCTATCGTCTGCGCTTTTTCTTTGTCGGTTCCGGCGTTCCCTCTGCTGCCTCGCGTGCTTTTCGTAAATACTTAATGCAATATGTATCTATGTGGAAACCGTTTATTATGTTGATTGCCTCTAATTCCGTTATGCCGCATCGCTCCTGCAGGTCTTGCCGCAACCTCCTGCGCTCTCCTATATCTTGCATACCGTTATACGGCAGGGCTTTTGCCTTTTCGTTATATGCGTATGCAATACTTGGCGTTAAAAGTTCTGCCATATAACCCCCTTGCTATGCTGTAATGCTTTTTACTGCACTTGTTGGCTGCTTTCCGTTAAATACTACGATCATGCTTGGGAATGGTGCCGGATCCTTGCTTTTCTGTCCGTCTATTTCAAAATTAACACGCCCTTTGATAAATCGTATTTCTGCTTTTCCTAAAATGTAATCGTGAAACATGATCGTATCTGTTCGGGCGGGTATAAGCATAACCACGACGATCCCCCCCTCGGTTGCCTCTTTGTAACATTTTTGCACCCATGCAATTTGACCGGCGTTTGTTTTTGTTTTTCTGCTGTACGGCGGGTTGCAAAATACCGTTTCGCCCGCCCATGACTGCGCCAAACCGTCCTGCTCTATGGTGTAATACTTTGCGCATTTATGGTTGTTATTGTCTGCGCATGGATCCAATGTAAAGTTAAATTCTTCATTGAGTGCATCGAAAAGATCCTGCGGTGTTCCCCAGTCGTCCTTCCCGGTGCTAAAGTGTACGCTATTCATTGCTTGCCTCCTTTTCTGCTGTTTCTCCTAAAATTATTTTTCTGAAAATACTTTCAAAAATTGTTACCGGTATGCTGTTACCCGCTTGCTTGTATAATGCCATTGTGTAACGTCCGTTTTTCTTCTGTACTGCTGCCGCCGCCTCAAAATCTGCGTCGCTATACCCTTGCAATCTCCAACATTCACGTTCTGTTAAATACCTGTATTTGCCACCGCCTAAGTCAATAACCTGTGCCGGTGTTCTATCCTGCCTTGCCGTAATTGTATAGGCATAATCTTTAATAACCGTCGCCCTGCGTATTCCTTTTTTGCCTATTGCGTTGTAAACGCTTGGTTGTGTCACTGCGTAAACTTCTGATACGTCCTTTTCTAAATATTCCGATATGTCGCGCATTTCTGTTTTTATTAAATCGTCAAAATTGAACGGTTCGCCGTTTAATACAGATATTGTAAAAACTCGTTCTCTTGCTTGCGGTAATCCGAAATCGCGCGCATCTAATGTTTGAAAACTATTTGTATATCCTAATTTCTGCATTTCTGATAAATAACGGTTAAAGTTATGTATCATGTGTTTTGATGTGACATTTTTTACATTCTCCCAAATAACAAAACGCGGTTTCCAATCTCCCATTTGCTGTATAATGTGTATTGTTTCCCACATAAGGCTCGATCGTGTTCCCGATCCCTCGTCTGCGCCTTTTCCTTTGTTGATCCTTCCTGTTGCCGCTGTTGCCTTTCCTTGATGCCCGGCGATGCTAAAATCTTGGCATGGCGAACCATGTATTAAAATATCCGGTTTAAGATCCCAACCTATGACCGATTGCGTTTTATATGCTAATTCGTTTTTAAACATTGCGTTGTACGATCTTACCGCTTTTTCGTCTATCTCCACATAATCAATAGCCTTTACCGGTATTCCAATATTACGAAGGGCGCATCGTGGCGAACCAATGCCTCCGAATAATTCAAGTATTTTTATCATTTTCCTTTCGTTCCTAACTGTTTACTTAAAAGAAACTCATACATTTCTTTATATGTTTTCGCCTGCTTTTCTGCTACCTGCTGCCGGTCTGCCATTTCTGCTACCTGCTGCCGCAGGCTTTCTATTTCCGCAGGCTCTTTTTCTGCCTTTATATTTATGCCAACCGATACCGTTAAACACTCGTCAAGCTGTTTCATTTCTTCCGGTGTGAGTGTTCCGATCCATTCGCCGATCCGTTCCTCGTAAACGCTGCTTATCTGCTCGCACAATACGGTTGATGTTCTCAATGCGGAACTTGTTATAAAATGTGTTGGCAGGTCTGTTTTCGGCTGTGTCGTCATATAGACAACTTCATAAACGCCGCTATGCTTGTTATTTGCATCGTTTGAAACAATAACCGCAGGTCTGTCTGCTTTCTGCTCGCTGCCAATGCTTTGGCGGGTATCACGAATAAAATAAATGTCGCCTCGCTTAATCATTTACCGTTACCCCCCCCACATAAATAATTTTTCTGTCGCTCTGAAATGTTCTTTTGCTTTCATGCTGCGATCTACCTCCTTTTCCCAAATTGTTATAAAATCGTCCGGTGCTTGTAACTCCGAAATCAAAACTATGTTGTTGTGGCGGCTCCATTTCCGCATCGTTTCCCAAAATTCCGAATAATCAAAATCTTTTGCATTGCCGTATTTTTTTGTACCCTCATAGGGTGGATCACAATATATAACGCAACCCTGCGGCGTATAGCTTTTATAATCTCTACAACTGAAATCAATACCGGATATGCCGCCCTGCTGCATCTGCATTAAAATGTTGTTGCGGCTTTCTCTGTAATAATCCCTTATCCTACCTTTGTCTTTTCCATATCCCGCATAACCGCCGTCGTAAAATCTGCCGTTGTACGATGCAAGGAAACCAACCGCGCCAATGTACCACGCCTGCAGGCTGTTATCTCCGGTTCTGTATGCCTCGCGCGCTTTGTTATATTCTTCGCGTGTGATATGTTCCGGCAATTCGCCGCCGTCCTGCAGGTGTTGGAATAACGCAATTAAATATTTATTACTATCTGATGCAATGCGGTATTCTGCTTTTATCTTGTCTATCACATTGCAGCCGCCCGCGAACGGTTCCACATAATACCGCGCGCCGCTTTCGTCAATTTTCTGTTGAATAATCGGCACTATGTACTTTGTGATCTTCGCTTTCG